TATTAGAAGATATTAGAAAGATACAGGGTATTGATACACCTGATAAGATTAATATCAAACACGAAGGAAACATAACAGTTCAATTCGGTGATGAAGAATAAAATATATACATATATATGGTAAGAGAAATTAAAGGATACATACATAATGAGGACCCGTCTACGCACTGGTCCTTTTTACCTATTGAGGGTGAGACCATCTTAGACTTAGGATGTGGGATTAACAATAATGAGTTTATACCGACACCGATGTATTGGGTACAGAAAGGTGCCAAACAAGTTTACGGTGTGGACCCATCACAACAATCATACGAATGGTTTAACACAAACTTCAAGGTAAAGAACTTCTTACCAATTAATGATTGGGTAGATAGACTAGAAAAGTTTGAGTTGTATTTCAGAGCAACAAAACCATCGGTGGTTAAGATTGATGTGGAGGGTTCTGAAATTTTCCTAATGGGATTGAAACCTGAACTATTGGAAGGTGTTCGTCATATTGGAATAGAGTACCATAATTTGAGTTGTTTGTTAGCGTGTGAACACTTACTAAGGGATAACGGATATGAACTAACCTATTACAAATTTGACCACTTAGACATAGAATATCAAGGTGTGTTGCACGCACATAAACGTAATGTAGTTGTTAAAACAAGAAAGATTCCACAGACACCTGATGAATTACACGCACAGGATATGGAAGACTGGTCAAATAATCTTGATGATTATCACACACAAAACAATTTATGAAAATAAAACTGTTTAAACCACATACAAAACAAAGGGAATGTATCAATCGTATTACAGAAACGAATTGTAAGTTCATCGTTATTGATTGTGGTCGTCAGTTTGGTAAATCATTATTAGCACAGAACTTATTATTGAAGTGGGCGTTAGAAACTCCAAACTCAACAGGGTTTTGGGTATCACCAATATACTCACAAGCGAAGAAAGTATTTGATGAATTAGTTAAGGCGTTAAAAGAAACTGGTTTATTAAAAGGTACAAATCGTTCTGAGGTATGGATTAAATTAACAAATGGTTCGGTAATACATTTCAAGTCAGCAGAGAAACCCGATAATCTAAGAGGTAATACATTAGATTTTTTGGTGATGGATGAGGCGGCGTTTATGAGAGACGAAGTTTGGAATGAAATATTAAGACCAGCAACACTTGTAAAAGGTAAGAGGATATTGTTTATATCCACACCGAAAGGTAAGAACTACTTTTACACATTATATAACCGAGGTATGTCAGAAGAATTTCCTGATTACCTATCACTTAAATATACATCATATGATACACCCTTCATTACAGAAGATGAAATTAATGAGGCTAAGGTTACACTTCCTACTGACATTTTCAATCAGGAAATTATGGCGGAGTTTATTGAAGACGGCGGGGAAGTATTTAGGAATTACTCCACTAGTCAAATTATTCAAAAGTGGATTGAACCGAATCCGAACGAAAGGTACTTCGCAGGAATAGACTTAGGTAGACAGAATGACTTTACGGTTGTTACAATTGTAAACAACTATGGACAGATATGTTACATATACAGGGAACGAAGAAACAATTGGGTTAATATCGTTGAGGCAATCGTATCCATCTTACAGAAGTATAACGCAAAGGCGTTGGTTGAGGTGAACAGTATTGGTGATGTGATATACGAACAGATTAGAACAAAGTATCACAAGATAGAACCATTTACAACAACATCAAGTAGTAAGGACGAGATTATAAACAACTTGATTGTACAGATTAATGACCAGATACTAACACTACCAACAAGAGAATTATTTGAACCATTAGATACAGAGTTAAGAGTTTTTACATTTGAATATTCAACCAAATCAAGAAAGGTAAAATACTTCGCACCACCAGGTTTCCACGATGACTGTGTTATGTCCTTGGCTATGGCGGTGGAATGTAAGAAGACATTAGTAGGAAGAAAATACGTTGTAGTATGATAGAATATGTAAGAGTAACGGTAGACGATGTAGATTACGAACTACCACAAGAAATTACGGTAACTCATTACGGTGAGTTGATGAGAAGAATGTCCCTGTCAGAAACAGAGATTGAAAAGGCACACGATGTGATTTGCGTTATGTTGGGTATCCCTTATACAATCATCAGGGAGTTTGAAAAACAAAAGATGGCTGAATTATCCATTTATATCCAAAATAGGATTAGTGAATGTGATGTACCATACGAACCTACCTTCAAATGGAAAGGGACCGAATATGGGGGTCTAATAATGAATAAGATGAGTTTTGGTGAGTACATAGACATAGTCAGTTTTGTTAACGACCAAAATTCCATATATATGAATATACACAAACTCTGTGCGATATTATATAGACCCATTCTAAATAAGACAAAAGAGAAATACACCATCAAAGAATATAACTTGGATGACCACGAAGAACTATCAGAGATATTCAAAGAATTGCCACTCAAATATTTCTTTGGTGTGTTCAAGAACTTATTCACTTACCTAAAACAAATGAGAAAAGAATTTGAGGTATTGTTTGGTGAGGAAGAAGATGAGATTAAAAAACCTGTGGAAGATGAGAAGAAAGAGGAAGAAAAAACAAATCTACCTTGGTATAAAATGATTATGACACTCAGTGCCGATGACTTTACCAAAATTGATTATGTAACTAGTCGTCCTGTTGTTGAATGTTTTAATCATCTTACATATATAAAACTAAAGAACGAGGACCAGAAAATGAGGTTATTAGAACAACAAAACAAATTAAACTTACTATGAGTAATAAATTAAAAACATTCAGAGGTTTCGTCAGAGATATTAAAAAGATATACGAGAAACACGAACAAATAAAAGACTACGGATTTGGTTTTATTGAGGATGTAACATTCAAGAAAGAAGGTGAAGGTAAGGTGAATTATCCTTACCTCTTCGTTATTCCTGACAGTTCAAACGTAGATGAAAGACAATTACAATATAGTGTAAGATTGATAATGATGGATAGGGTTGTGAATTACACCGATGAGAATATGTTGGATGTAATGAGTGATTGTAATCAAATCTTACAGGACGTTATCGCACAGTTCAAATATTCCTATACACCACAGGATGGTGATTATAGTGTAGTATATGATATTGAAACACCAGTTCAACTACAACCCTTTGCTGACAAATTTGATGATTATGTAGCAGGATGGTTCGCAACAATAACCATTACATTAGGTCAAGGTCTTGACAGATGTATAGCACCATTTGAAAGTTTTGAATAATGGCAATACCTGAAAGATTACAACTAAGACAGAAACTACAACGTTCCGCAAGGGAATGGATTAGAATATTTGGTGAAGAGATGGACAAACCACGTCAAAAGGGTTTAGGTTCTGATGGTTCACCAAAGAGTAGATATAGTCCTGTTACAGCACCAACGACCGCATCAGGTAGGTCAAAAGAAATTAGTTATGAGATTATAACAAACGACAACGGTGATTATGAAATAATATTTGGGTTACCAGGTTATATCTTGGCAGTAGATGGAGGAGTAAGAGGTGGTAGATACCCAAATACAAGTGGTGGAGGATTGGTAAGGTCATTAGTTAATTGGATTGAAACAAAAAATATTAGGACAGAATTATCCACACTATCCTTGGCGTTTGCTATAAGAACGAATATATTAAAGGAAGGTATCGCACCAACCAATATTATATCCATTACAAATGAAAGGTTTATGAATGAGTTTGGTGAGAAGATAGCGGATGATTATATGGCAAGTATGGAAGATTATGTAATTGATAATATAAAACGATTAGAAGAAAGATTTAAATAATATGATAACAATAAATCAACAACCACCTGAGATTACACCTGTCTATAATGATATTGTAATGACTGTGGTATCAGATAAAATAATTTCAAAGTTCAAAAACAAATATGTGTTTGATATTTTTGGGATACAACAAAGTAATTTGACAACACCTACGGGAGTATCAGTTTATTTAGGTAGAGTTAAAAGTACACCGAATCCAGCAGGATATGGTATGTTGGATTTATCAAGATACCTACAAACAATATTGGAACCTGAGATGACTGAAACACCTGAACAAAATATAACAGTTGTAGGTACTAATACAGTTACAGTGGCATCAGGATATTATTATGTAATATGTGGTGAAGAGTACTCTGAAACAGAAAATGGTCCTGTTACATTATATAACGGTAATGGTACTGTAAGTTCAGGAACAACATTAACATCATTAGTTAGTGAAACTATGTTTATGTTTAATGGTGTAAATCAATTTGAAGAAGGGTTAAATTGGAACGCAACAGGTTATTTTTTACCAACAGGTAGAACATTATTAACAAATTCACCAAGAACACTTTATAAAGAAACAGATGAGTTTATAACTTTAGGTGCGTTCTCAGGATATTATAGTGGTTCAACAATATCACCAAATCCTGGTTCAGCACCAAATAGTCTACCATTAAGAGCAACAGTTTATAATTCAAGTGGAAGTGTAATAAAATCATTTCAAGGTTTAACAAATACATTTTCACAAAGTCCCACAAATAAATCTATGAGTATGTGTTGTGCGTATATAGACACAATCGTTACACCATATGAAAGTAGTTGGAATAAAATTGATGTTAAATTAGGACCTGTTAGTGGTTCTACAAGTTTTACAGGTAGTACTGAAACAATTACAATATATAAAAAAGAATGTCCTTGGAAGAAGTATGACCCTATTGATATTATGTTTTTAAATAGATTAGGTTCTTGGGACTTTTTTAGGTTCTTTGGTTCAAAGGATGAAGATGTTAAAATTGAAAGAGGAACATATCAAAGACAATATGGAACTTGGTCATCAATAAATTATAGTTATAATAGAAACGAAAGAGGTACTAGTAATATTAAAACAGACTTAACATTACAAGGTGAAGTTATGTCTGATTTTCTTGACCAAGATACAGTAAACTGGTTGGAAGAATTATTAACATCACCAGAGGTTTTTATTGTTAAAAACCAATCAGAGTCACAAAAACAATTAATTCCAATTAGTATTACAGATAGTAATTTCAAAAGACAAGTTAAAGGTAATAGAAAATTACGTCAAGTGAGTTTCAAATATGAATATGCTACACAAATAAGAACACAACAAACAGGAAGACCATAATATGATAGATACATTATTACAAGTCAGGAGTGTTGACCAAAATACAGATTGTTTTAACATAGGGACAGGATTTGAGGCAATAGGTCGTAACGAACCTGAAGATTATTGGGATAACCAACCTTATATATACGAAGTTAAATTAGCACTGAACAATTCAATATTTGTTGGTGGTGGTTTTAATACATACAATAGAAAACCAATAAGAGGTAGTAATAATCCTGTTGGTGCGTCTATGTTAAAAATCAAACAAGACGGTACTGTTGATACTACATTTACCAATTATGGTTTTGGTGGTAATGATTTTTTTGGTATTAGAACAATTGAAGAACAATCCGACGGTAAGATAATGGTCGGTGGTACTTTTGAAACATACAGTGGACAATCAAGAAATGGTATATGTAGATTAAACGCATCAGGTACATTAGATACAACATTTAATCCAGGTTTTGGTTTTTATAATGTATCTAATCCGCCAGGTAATACTTGTAACGATATTGAAATTCAATCAGACGGAAAATACATAGTTGGTCTTCAAACAGGTCAAATGAGGTATAATAATGTCGCAGTTAATAAAGCAATTAGAATTAATACAGACGGAACACAAGATACAAGTTTTAACGCATCAGTTCTTATTTTTTCAGGTACAGTAATATATGATGTGGCAATACAAACAGATGGTAAAGTATTATGTGTAGGTGTTATACAAAATTGGCCTTCAGATATTGTTAGATTAAATACCGATGGTTCATATGATACAAGTTTTTTTTCAGGTATTACAAATACAGGTGCCATATATAAAGTCTTACAACAATCAGATGGAAAAATAATGATTGGTGGTTCCTTTAGTTATTCTGGTAGAAATAGAATTGCTAGATTAAATAGTAACGGAACATTAGATACTACATTCACAAGTCCATTTAGTAGTATTGATATAGTGAGAGATATATCAATTCAAAGTGATGGAAAATATATTGTTGTTGGATTTGATTTATTAGGTAGTGGTAGTGGAGTGAATGTTGTAAGATTAAATACAAATGGTTCTATTGATACTACATTTAACATAGTAGGTAATGAAAGAGACTCTGCGTCAACTTTTAATGGTTCGGCAGAAATTTCTGAAATATTACCAAATGGTGATATATTAGTTGGTAATTTTGCTACATTCAATGGTTTACCAGTAGGTGGTTTAGTAAAACTTGATACAAATGGTAACTTATTAAATTGTGTTAAATCAAACAATCAGTTCTTAGATTTATACGATGACGTATCAGTTAATATCAATATGTCAT